CAACAATTTGATAATCGAAGTTAAAAACAAGGAGAAAAAATAATGTCAAACGTGGTGTTTCTAACAGAAGAAACTAAAGATAAAGGCCTAGTCGAAGAGGAAGAAGTCTTGCTGAAGGCGGGCGAAAAGAAGGCCAAAGTTGCGCCGAAGAAGCCAGTAAAGCCTATTCCGAAAATAACTATTGTTACGGGTGGTGCAGGGTTTATAGGTAGTCACTTGATAGAACAATTAAATAATCGAGCGAATGAAAGGATTCTTTTAGTTGATGACTTATCAGCACCAGAGAAACTTCAAAATATTAAAGACCTAAAATTCCAAGACTATTGCGATATATCTAAATTTTCAGAACTGTTTATGTATATGGCAGAGAAGAAAATGGTCGATGCCGTTTATCATATGGGTGCTGATAGCAATGTAAATTCTACTGACGGTAAACATATGATGGAAAACAACTATCAGAATACTTGTAACATTATGGATATATGTTATATGAATAAGATTCCTATGGTTTATGCCTCGTCTGCCGCGATATATGGACAGCAAACTAAAGAGTGGGGCAAGTTTGACGATTCTTCAGATGACTATGTTCCAGAGAGTTACTACGCATTAGCAAAACTTCAAGCAGATAAGTATAGCAGAAAATTTGTGGCAGAGGGACCTGATATTGCTAAAATTATTGGACTAAGATATTTTAATGTTACCTCTGACGGCAAGAGAGAACAACACAAAGGAGATATGAAATCTGCTACGTGTTGGATGAAAGAACAATATGACGAAACAGGAATGATTCGTTTGTTCAATGGTTCAGCCGAAATATATCGAGACTTTGTTCCCGTTGAACAAGTTGCTCGAATGACAATCAATGCTATGATGTCTGGAAGAAGTGGTGTATATAATATTGGTACTGGAGAATCACGGTCTTTTCTTGAGTTGGCTTTAGAAATTGTTGACGGTGATGAAAGTAAGATAACGTATTTCACAATGCCATACGAAATGCAAGACAGATATCAAACATTTACCCAAGCGAATATGAACAACGCTTGTTTCGGTATTATGTCGAGACCTTAGAGTGAAAAGAATACATAATAAAAAAATTAAAAAGGGGTGGGGTCACGAATTAATCATTGAGAGTAATGACCAATATTGTATGAAGGAACTCCATTTTTATAGGACAGGCTGTAAATCTTCAATGCACTTTCATAAAGATAAGACCGAGACTTGGTTCTGTCTCAGAGGTGCAGTTATGGTTGATTTGATAGATTTAAGTGATGCTAGTAAAAGCAAGGTATATGTGACACAAGGTGGAATCTTTCATATCGACCCTATGACTCCACATCAAGTGACTTGTACGGAAGATGATACCGTTATTCTTGAAGCATCAAGTAAAGATACTCCTGAAGATAACTATCGTATCTTACCAGGCAATTCTCAAGAATCCAAAGAATACGCTAAACGCAAGGCTCAAGGAAAGTAATTACTAGAGAGGAACTTCCTTCACTTTGTCTATAATGTTTGTTGTACTCTTTCCCTCTACCCTATGGATAATTTTAACCTCATCCACTAAATCATGGCCGACAACCGAGTCAATCGTGTAGTCTCCGCCTTTTACTATTATATCGGGATGTAGAGTTTTAATCAAATCGTATGGAGTATCTTCATTAAAGATAATCACATTATCAACTCCTGAGATTGATTCTAATACTTTCTTTCTCTCTTCCTCGTCATTTACTGGTTTTCGTTTTATCCTTTTCATTGAATCGTCACTATTCAATCCGACAATCAATCTATCCCCAAGCAATGCGGCCTGATTAAGCAAAGCAATATGGCCAGAATGTATGATGTCGAAACACCCGTTCGTAAAAACGACAGTCTCTACTACAGCATTCTTATCCGGTGAGGCGGTTCCGAGTTTAGTAACCACGTTCCCAGCGGCCCTATTTGCATAGTCCATTGCAGATTTAATCCCTGATGGAAGAAAATAGGTGAAAGTAGCAATGACGGTATCGCCAGCACCTGAAACATCTCTAACTTGTTTTGGTTCAGGTCGTCTGAGAATTGATGCTCCATCTCTTCCGACCCAGTGCATACCATTTGCACCAAGAGTCACTAGAATTCCTTGCAAGTCTAATTCTTCTGTAATATCTAGGGCTTTCTGGTAATGAAATTTTCCATAAGCGTTTTCAAATTCTCGTCGGTTGGGTGTGATTGCATAGACGCCAGCATATTTTTCCCAGTCAGGCCCCTTCGGGTCGACCAGAATAGGACACTCATTGTGTTGAATAATATCAAGAATCAGAGAGTGAGTTATAGTACCCTTTCCATAGTCTGATACTATAATAGCATCTGGTGATGCACCAAACAGCGGAGGAGCGTCTTTTATATACCCGCTATCAAGTCTACATAATTGTTGGTCATTCGAGAGGATGCGGGTCTTTGTAACTGTTTTTGAATTTTTACCCAATTTGAGGTCATTATCAATCTCGTGTTCTGCTAAGAGAGAAGTTATCTGGGCGCCCTCTTTATCTATCCCCACCGTAGAAAAAAGCATAACCTCGTCTGTAAATACCTTCAATGTCTGACAGACATTGGCGGCTCCACCGAGGCGATTCTCTTGAATCACATCGTCTACTACTGGAACTGGGCATTCTGGGGAAAGTCGGGTGGATGTTCCAGACTGGTATACATCCAGCATTACGTCACCAATCACGAATATTCGCTTATTCATAATATTATCTCCAAATCATCTTATTATATAAATACTTACTGAGTAAACTATACTCCTATATATACGTAAGGAAAAAAAATGGACGACCAAACAACTAAGGCAATTGATGGGTTGAAGGCCGGCATAGACACATATTTGGTACACATAGGTACGATGAAGGAAAGGATTACCCGACTCGAAGAGCAAATGAAAACTATCTATAATACAGCAGATAGAATTGAAAAAAAGTTGGATAAACTAATTGAACAAGCCGGCGACCACGATGTTGATGTTGCTACAAATAAAATCCGGATAGGCGCAGGGGAGAGACTCTTCTGGGTGATAGTATCTGCAGGCATCGGGCTTGGTATATACTGGATTAAGAGTGGATAATAGGCTATGGGCATTGAATTATTATTTGAATTTGAAAAGTATCTCTCGATAATCGTATCAGCAGGGACCATTGGAGCCTTCTTCTTTACACTGAAGTATCGTAAATATTATTCCTGTTGGGCACGCTCTTCTATTTTGCTTGGGGCGGTTATCAGCGTATATCATCTATTTAATTGTTTCCTTTGTGGTCCTGATGCGGGAATTCTTGCGACTGTTTTGGCAGAAAAGAAAACACATATGATATCCGCTGGGATACATATTGGATATCAATTATCCGTAGCGATGTTTGTGTATACAATACTAAGATTTAAGTGGTCCATAACTAGACAATACAAAGCCATAATGGCGGTGAAGTGTAGAGAGTATAATGGGAAACATAAATAGAAATGATGACGAGGAAAGATTATGGCTAAACTACAATCAGTAGACAATTTAAGAGATTATGCGTACCGCAAACTGGGTGCTCCGAAGATAGATATCCAGGTTGATGATACCCAAGCATATGACAGAATAGACGATGCACTCCAACTATTCATAGAGCGACACTTTGATGGCGCTGAGGAGAAATTCATTCGCTATGATTTCACTATGGAGGATGAAACAAACCAATACATAACTCTCGATGATGAGGTTGTTGCGGTGACTAGAATATATGAGCCCGGAACATATTCTTCTGAGGCTATGAGTGATGTACGCTACAGAATTATGGCGGACGAAATGTTTGATATGACTAATATTAGTATGCAGTATTTTGAAATAACAATGGAACACATTGAGATGGTGAATAGTTATTTCAGGCTAGATAGAACCTTCTCTTTTAATAAAGCGAATCACAGGTTATATAGTCATTCAGGCAAGATAATTGGACCAAGTTGTTCTGATAATGTGTCTCTAACACAAGTAGATTGTGAGGCACTCGGAGAAACTTGGACAGTCGGAGCCACTATGCTCCTTAGGGCGTGGCACGCAGTTATTCCTGATGAAGGAACCAGTTATGCTCTTGACGTATATAATGATGAATGGGTAAAGAAGTATTCTACTGCATTGATTAAACAGCAGTGGGGTGCAAATTTGAAACAGTTTGATGGGATGCCATTACCTGGAGGTATTACAATTAATGGACAGCAAGTTTGGGATGAAGCGAAAGAAGAGATAGATGTATTACTAGAACAATTTTCACTTAATTACGAACTCCCTGTCAACTTTATAGTAGGATAATATTATGGGAATGTTCGACAGTATGTCCAAATCACCAATGGTTAAGGACATAGTGGAAGAAGTCGTTGCTGTTATTGGATTTCAAGCAAAGTACCTTCCACGAAAATATGGTACCGCAATTGACCCGATTTTCGGTGAGGACCCCTCATCGCATTTTGATACTGTATGGACATTTAATATATTGATTGATGAATATCAAGAGTATGGAGATGTCGGAGATTTCTATTCCAAGTTCGGAGTACAAGTTACTGACGAAATGAAAATCTCTTTCACGAAGAAAGACTTTGCCGAGCAAACAGTAGAAACAACGGATGATAAGCCAATTGCTGGTGATTTGTTATGGTTCACAGATGCAGAAGCATTATTTGAAGTGACCTTTGTTGGCCACAACTCCTCATTCTATCCAGAGCCTGAAGGTTCCCAACACATATGGACATTAACTCTCAAGCCTTGGGAATACGGTAGCGAAGCAATTACTGTTGTTGACCCAGATATTAATGCTATCACCGATGACCTTGATACTGTAATAGATAAAGCCCTAGACACTCCAGATTGGGATAGTTTAGATGACGATATTTTTGATTTATCTGAAATGAATCCATTTGGGAGTACACAATAATGTTCGGTACAACTTTTTATCACGGAACTACAAAGAAACTGATTATCGCCTTTGGGTCAGTGTTCAATAATCTTCACGTTCAGAGAAAAGAGGCGGATGGTACATTACTTAAAGACATTCAAGTGCCTCTGGCTTACGAATCCCGAAAGAAGTATCTAGCACGATTAATCCAAGACAGTAGAAAGAATAAAGAAGTTCCACGTATGGGCTTTATTATGAGTGGGATGGAAGCAGACTATAGTCGTGCCGGTAATCAAATGAATGAATATAGATTCAATCATACTGATGATACCAAGGCATATAAATTTTATTCACCTATTCCATACAATTGGACTTTTGACCTTGACGTTTATGTTGACTATATGGATGATGGACTACAAATTGTAGAGCAAATTTTACCATATTTTCAACCAGACTTTAATTGTGTTATTGAAGAGATACCTGAATTGGATATGAAGAGAGACATACCGATAGAATTAACGGGCGTCACAATGACAGATGAATTCGAAGGTGATTTTGCTGAACAAAGAGTTGTAAATTGGTCTCTGGCTTTTATCATCAAGGGATGGATATATCCGCCGATAATGGAGCAAGGTCTTATTAAAGAAGTTGAAACTAACTATATGATTAGTCACTTTGACCCAGGCAAGGCAGCCGATGAACGAGTAAATCTTTCAGTTGACCCATTTGATTCTCAAGTGGATGACAACTGGACAGTTAAAATAGAAGCAGGTCATCCTGATGACCCAGCGGATGACGATGACGTAGATACTATGCACGAAGTCCAATGGCCGTTAGGTAATGATTAATGTTGAAAAGGAAATTATATTATGGTAGACGAAAGAAAATCTAAACCAAGAAAGAAAACAATAAGAAAAAGACAACCGAGGAAAAAGACAGTTAACGAAAGATTAGATGCTGAGTTAAATATGGCTAAAGATATCATCGATGATTATGAAAGTCCTGACTTTTTGCCTCCAAAGATTGATGCAGATAAA